CGGTAACGTATATCGTGCTATCTGTTATACAAATATTGAAACTACAAAACAAGATACTTACCCTACTACTATTGTTTATGAAAACGTAAATAATTTTAAACTCTATAGCAGAAAACTAATTGATTGGGAACGGTCAATGAAACTTGTTGGTGAATAAATTATGCAAGCTTCTGATTTACGTCCTGCTAAAGACTTCGCGCGTAAGTTTGGATGCAAAGCGATTGTATATGGTCCAGCTGGTACGGGTAAAACACCAATCATCAACTCAGCTCCTAATCCTGTATTGTTAGCAACTGAGCCGGGCTTGCTTTCAATGCGAAATAGCACAGTGCCAACATGGATTGCTCCTAATAAAGATAAGATTGACGAATTTTTTAAATGGTTTGAACATTCAGCTGAAGCAAAGAAATTCGATACACTTGCTATTGACAGTGTTAGTCAAATGTGTGAAATCGCTTTGAATGATGCTAAGAAACGAATCAAGCATGGGCTTAAAATATATGGTGACATGGCAGAGTATGTTGGCCCATATTTAGATCGTCTTTATTTCATGCCTGAAAAACATATGTATTTAATTTGTAAAGAAGAAGTACAGGAAGGCGGCTATCGTCGCCCTTACTATCCTGGAAAACAACTCGCAATTCAGGTACCTCATAGATACGATTGCATCTTAAGAGTTGCTAAAGCTCAAATTTCTAATATGGGCGAAGTGACTGCATTTCAATGCAATGGAACCTATGATGTAATGGCTAGGAATCGTACAGGTGACTTAGCCGATTTTGAACCTCCTCATTTTGGGGAAATCATAAAGAAGGTAATGCAATGAGCGAACGGACTTGGAAGATTGCGCTTAATGAAGATGAATTAAAAGCTTTGATTGAGCATCATTCTATTAAACATTCTGTTAGTTCTAGTTTTGATGTTCAACGCTCAGCCAGGATTCATGATCTGACTAAGCGTCTTAATAGGAAGGATGAGATTGAGACTGAAAAGGAAACTGATCAAGATCAACCTGCAATTACTAATGAACAAGCTAAGTCTCATATCCCGTCAGGATGGTAATAATGGCACGAAAAAAGACTGTTAAGCGTGGTCGCAAACCAGGAACTAAGATAGGTCCATATAAGCCTAAGAACCTAACTCAAATGTGGGCTGAGCTTAAGGAACTTAGGACTAGAGTAAGTAAGCTTGAGAAAGTGCTTAGCTAATGGATAGAATGCTTCAATTCTTCGCTTATGAACACCTGCCTTCGCATTTACAAACTGTTAGCAAACCATTTCATGATCTTGCTCATAGTATTGTGATAACTTATCCTGCTAACCCGGAACGCACAGCCGGATTACGAAAGCTTCTAGAAGCTAAAGACTGTATCGTGCGAGCTACTATCTTTAAAGAAGGATAAATCAATATGCCGTTTGATGCTGTTTTCGATGCTAATACTGTTCAACCTAAACAAAGTGGTGGCGCTCATCCTGTAGGTAATAAGTTTCCTTTTAGGATTACTGATACCTCAGCTGAGCCTGTCAAGGATAAAGACACTGGCAATATCAAAGGTGGTAAGTTTGTAGTTGAGTTTACATCGGAAGTAGGCTCTATCAAACATAATTATAATCTTTGGAATGAGTCCGAAGCAGCGCGCCGCATTTCAAACGAACAGCTCTCTGCTTTGTGTCATGCTGTTGGAGTTTTTAAGGTTGATTTCAAGAATGATGGTGTTGCACTTCGCGGTACAATGGGTATGATGGATGTTGGCTTTCAAAAGGGCCATGAGCCAACAGTCGAAAAGCCTGAAGGCGGTTATGTTGAACTGAAAAAGGTTTATGACCGTAACGGTAATGAACCTGGAAAGCCTGCTCAAGCTACTCAGCAAGGTAATGGACAAGCTACTGGTGGATGGAGCGGCAACGGTCAACAGGCTCAGCCGCAAACTAATCAGCAGCCTAACCATGCTAATCAGCAGAATGGTTATCAACCTCAGTCCGGTTTTAACCCTAACGCTAATGGCGCTCAACCTCCGCAGAATGCTCAACCTCAACAGAGCAACACTGGTGGTTGGTCGCAAGGTGGAGCGGCTGAAAAGCCGCCATGGGGCTAAACTAATAGGGCACTATAGACTAACATAATTAGCCCTATCAACTAATAGCCGGTATTGTTATCATACACAAACAAGTAAGATAACAAACCGGCTATCTTTCTTTTATGACCGAACAGTGTGAGGAAACAAAATGGGACACTATGCAAGCGAAATGGACGGTAGCCCTGGTCCGAGGCCAGACCAGGCGGCGGAGGCCAAGGTAGGAAACAACAAGATGAGTAAATCATCTAAATGGTATTACACTGGAGATTGCCGCATAGTGCCATCTTGGTTCGGTTTTATGCGAGCTGAGTTTATGGAGCGCAGAGACTTTCTAGGTTATAGCGGTACAATGGAAGATGGAAGCTATCAAATTAGATGGGTGAGAGCAGGGCCATTACCCTGGAAATTTGATGATCCTTATTCACCTATAGGATTTTGGAGCACTATGAGTACTTCTGTTGGTGATACTAAAACCTATGGTGACAGAGCTTTATGGAGAGGATTTATTACTTACTTCAGAGGTAATAACAAATAATATGCCCACATTAACAGACAACAAGCTTAAAGACCTTGAGGATCGTATCAACGATGCGATTGAGGAATATTCTGTTAATACTTTAACTGATAAACCTCGCACACATCTTGGTATCTCAGAGATTGGCTCTGAATGTGTTAGGCAAATTTGGTACAAATTCAGGTGGATGAAGTTTGAAGAACATAGCGGAAGAATGCAACGCTTGTTCAAGAGAGGGCACCGCGAAGAATCTCGCTTTATTAGTTATTTGGAAGGGATTGGCTGTAAAGTTGAGCAGTATGCTCAAGAACTTTGGTACAGCCAGCATCTAAATGATTACAAAATTCTAGAACTAAATGCCGACAAGTCAGGTGGTACAGGCTCGTATGAGAATGTTACTAATAGTAGCTTTCATACTAGCGCAGCTGAAAAATTAGGTTTTAAACTAAATCAATTCCGCATCTCATCTGTTATGGGGCACTATGGTGGATCATGCGACGGTAAAGCTGTTACACCCTGGTATGATGATAAATTATTAGTTGAGTTCAAAACTCATAACACAAAGTCATTTACTCATTATATAGATAAAGGATTGCACAAGTCCAAGCCTAAGCACTTTAATCAAATGTGTGGATATGGCTATCATATGGGCTTGCAATATGCTATATATTTTCCTGAAAATAAGAATGATGATGATATTAAAGTAAGTATAGTTAAGCTAGATTGGCAACGCGGTATGCAGCTTGAAAAGCGAGCTGTCGAAGTAATTACTTCGCAAGAGCCTCCAGCTAAAATTAGTGAAAATCCAGCCTTCTTTGAATGTCAGTATTGTACGTTTAAAAATATCTGCCACAATAATGAAGTACCAATTAAAAATTGTAGAAGCTGTAGACTCTGTAAGCCAGTAGAAGATGCACAATGGCATTGCTCTAGATATAATCAATTAATTCCAAAAGAGTACCTAATCAAAGGTTGTGATGGCTGGACACCACTATAAATGATATTCATTCCACGTTGGTATCAAGATGAAGCTGTTCAAAGCATCTATGATTACTTCCTAGCAGGAGGCAAGGGCAACCCTTTAATTGCTCTACCAACAGCATCAGGTAAGAGCTGTATTCCAGCCTTATTTATTGAACGTGTGATGAAGCGTTGGCCTAATCAACGTTTCCTATTGCTGACGCATGTTAAAGAGCTAATCAAACAAAACTCAGAAAAAATGTTTGAAGTGTGGGCAAGTGCTCCACTTGGTATTTACAGTGCAGGACTCAAACGACGGGATGTAATATCGCCTATTGTTTATGGCGGTATTCAATCCATGATTAGAATTGCTGAGGCGTTTGGTTGGCGAGATATAATCTTTGTTGATGAATGTCATTTGATCAGTCAAGATGAAGATAGCGCCTATTTGCGCTTTTTCGCGATCATGAAAGCTATTAATCCTAATGTGAGGATTATTGGTTTAACAGCTACTAAGTACCGTATGGGGCAAGGGCTACTAACAAACGATGGTGTATTTAATGAAATCATCTATGATCTAACTGATGTTGATGGTTTCAATAAGCTTCTGTCTGAAGGCTATCTTAGCCCATTAGTTCCGCGCAAAACTAGCATTGAATTAGATGTTTCAAACGTTAGTATGCAAGGTGGCGAATTTATTCAGGGTCAACTTCAACATGAAGTTGATAAAGCTGAGATCACCTGGAAAGCTTTGCAAGAGGCTTGTTACTTTGGACAGAATAGGCGCTCTTGGTTAATCTTCGCATCTGGAATTGATCATTCAAATCATATTGCTGAGATGCTTGGGCAATTAGGAATTGAATGTGCATCTGTCCATTCAAAGCAATCATCTGAATACAATGATGCTGCATTGAAAGCTCATAAAGAACTTAGACTAAGGGCTATTTCATCATTTTCAAAACTAACAACCGGGCTAGATCATCCAGCGGTTGACTTACTTATTGATCTTAGACCAACAGGTAGTGTAGTTCTCCATATTCAAAAATATGGTAGAGGAATGAGGTTATTTCAAGGAAAGCAAAACTGCCTTGTGTTAGATTTTGCTAAAAACAGTATGCGTCTTGGTCCTGTCAATGATCCTATCATTCCACGTAAAAAAGGTGATAAGCAAGGCGAAATACCAATTAAAATTTGCGAAGCTTGCGGCGTCTATAATCATATCTCAGCTAGAGAATGCTCATCATGTAATCATCCATTCGAGTTTAAAGTTAAAATTGTAGAGCAAGCATCTAGCGAAGAAATTATTCGCGAGTTTGAATCACCAATTATTGAATATTATAACGTTAGTCATGTGATATACAAAGAAAAACAAAAAGCCGGTAAAGCTCCATACCTGACTGTAACTTATTTTAGCGGCATGGATGCATTTAAAGAATTTGTATTTCCAGAGAATAGTAAATTCAAACGACCGTTTGTCGATTGGTGGCGTCAGCGTTCCCCTGGAGAAGTGCCCACAACTACTACGGAAGCGGTACTAAGAACTGGAGAGCTAAGGCAACCAAAACGCATTCGCGTTCATGTTAATCGAAGGCTTAACGGAAAAACGTTTCCTGAAGTCCTTTCAGCAGAGTGGAATTGATGAAAGTTGATCCAAAAGAAATCCTACAAAACAATTCACGCGATGTAGCTTTAAATAAGCTAGGTCGCTCAATTGCAGAATGGATGGCAGACGTAGGACTATACAGGACTTGCTTAAATTGTTGTGATTGGAACGATAAAACTGAAATATGTATGAAATACAAATCTAGACCACCAGCAAAAGTTATTGTAAGTGGTTGTGATTCTCATACGGATATTCCGTTTTAATGCTAACATAAACTCTTAAATGTCTAGATGGCCCATTAGAAGGCGAATTAATAGAAGTTAATCGCCGCAGATTAGTCATGTATGATGAAATAGTAATTCCTGAAATGGAAAGCTATTTTACAGGCAAGAAAGAATTAGAACGAAAGCGGCCAACAGGAAGGCGCTTTAGATACATGATCACAGCTAGTGGATTAAGCTTTGTCAAAGAAGCCTAGAAAATTAAAAACTCACTGTATACGTGGGCATAAGTATACAGTGAAAAATACTAGGTATCCTAGTAGAAAAGATCGCACGCATATAGACAGACGTTGTAGAATGTGTGAAGCTATGCTACAACGGGCTAGATATAGAGCAAAAGTATTAATAGAAAATAGAAATGAAACGTCCGAAAACTCAAAATACTAGTCAGCTTCTGCAATCGATTAAGAATATTAATACTATTCTTAAGGATGAAGGTAGACCGCAAGAAACTCATGTCTTATTACAAGGCAATTGGGCAATAGCTCATAATGGTGTTTTGGGAATAGGAGAGAAGATTGTTGAAGATTTAAATATCTGTCCTAATGCTAAAATCCTGGAACAAGCGTTATCTAAATGTGGGCAACAGTTCTCCATAACACAGCTCGATACACAGCTTTCCGTTAAATCTGGTAAGTTCCAAGCCAAGGTTCCATGTATGC